TTCCACCAGACAGCTATAAGTTTGTTGGGCAGATTACAGTGGGTTGGACAGAGCCACCACAGAACATTGAGCAAACCAAATTCATGCTGGAGATCGCCAGCGCAATGCTAACCAAAAGGGGTAACTGATGCTTTCACTTATTTCAACTCTCGGGGGTCTGCTGATCTCCGGCCTGCCCAAGCTGCTGGAATACTTCCAGAACAAAGCTGACCAGAAGCACGAGCTGGCGCTGGCCCAGATGCAAACCGAGCGCGAACTTCAACTGGCAGCCGCTGGCTTTGCCGCGCAGGCCAAGATGGAAGAAATCCGCACCGAGCAGGTGGCAATGCAGACCGAAGCGCAGATGACTGAAGCTGCGCTGGAGCACGACGCCAAGGTGCTGGATAAAGCATCTGTATGGGTGTCCAGCTACGTGGGCACTGTACGCCCCACGGTAACGTACATCTTCGTGATCGAGTTGCTGCTTATCAACGTGTTTATGTGCGCCTACCTGTGGAACAACCCCCAACTGATTCAGAGCATGGATGATGTGATCCGCTACTCTGACATCCTGTTTTCCAGCGACGAAATGGCCATGCTTGGGGGAATTTTAGGCTTTTGGTTCGGGTCACGGACTTGGAGCAAGAAGTGAAACTGAGCAAGGCGGGCGAAGACCTGATGCACAAGTACGAGGGCTTTCGCTCTCGACCTTACCTTTGCCCGGCCCACATCTGGACGATTGGCTACGGCCACGTCCTGTACCAAGAACAGATCAGGCTGCCCGTGGTGCGCGTGGAGGGCAAGACCATTCCCATGATTCGCAAAGAAATGCCCTTGAAACCGGAGGACAACCGTGTCTGGACGAAAGCAGAAATCGACCAATTATTCCGTGAGGACGTCGCAACTTTTGAACGTGGTGTTCTACGACTTGTTCCCGGCGTGGTTGGCCGTCAAGGCAGCTTTGACGCTCTGGTCTCTATAAGTTTTAACTTCGGGCTGGGCAACTTGCAACGCAGCACCATCCGCATGAAAGCCAACCGGGGGGACTGGGAGGGCGCAGCCGAAGCGTTCCGCGCTTGGACCAAAGGTGGTGGTAAAGTTCTTCCCGGATTGGTCAAGCGCCGGGAAGCCGAAATTGCCTTATTTTTATCGTGAGACAACACATGACGCCAGAATTACAAAAGTACTACGAAGACCGCTTCGATCTATTCTCCCGGCAAGGCTGGCTAGATTTGATGGAAGATGTTGATGTGATGCTAGAGGCGATGAATAATGTCTCTACCATTGCAGATGAAAAAAGCCTACAATTTCGCAAAGGCGAGATTTCGATCCTGACTTGGCTGAAAACCCTGAAAGGGGTCAGCGAACGAGCATATGAGGATTTGAATGAGAAGAATCTATGAATTTGCCTGCAATTGCGGGCAGCGCACTGAGGCACTGGTCGATTATGAGACGGCCAGTGTGCAGTGTGGGTGCGGTGGGCTTGCCCAACGCATCATGAGCGCACCGACGTTCAAGTTGGAGGGGTGGTCTGGGCAATTTCCGAGCGAATACGGTCGGTTTGAGCGCAAACACATCGAAAAGTTGAACGCCGAGCGCAAAGCCAACTCATAAGCGCCCAGCGCCGAGTTGATTATCCTACAACCATTTTGGCAGGAACCCAATATGTTGATTGACAATGAATCTGAGCCGCTAGGCGAACTCGAAACTGAAGAAGCAAAGACAACTGCGCCGGAACTTCCTGAGAAATACAGGGCCAAAAGTCTCGAAGAAGTTGTTCGGATGCACCAAGAAGCTGAAAAGCTGATTGGCAAGCAGGCCCAAGAGGTCGGCGAAGTCCGTAAATTAGCTGATGAGTTGCTCAAGCAGAACCTCAATTCTAAGCAGCAGCGTATTCAGGAGGAAGAACCTGAAGTTGACTTTTTTGAGAACCCTCAAAAAGCAGTTCAAGCGACGATTGATAAACATCCCGACGTTCTTGCAGCTCGCCAGGCGAGCCAAGAGTTCAAACGGATGCAAATTCAGCAAAAGCTGGCGCAGGATCACCCCGACTTTTCCGAAGTCGTCAATGATTCTGAGTTCCAAAACTGGGTGAAGTCTTCACCTGTGCGTTTGGGTCTTTACGCGAAAGCCGATGGAGAGTTTGACTATGATTCGGCCAATGAACTGTTGTCCACCTTCAAGCAGCTTCGTGGCATCAAGGCCAAGGAAACCGAGAAAGCGTCTGACGCCACTCGGGCCAAAAGCATGAAAGCCGCGCAAGTTGACGTAGGTGGCTCTGGCGAGAGTTCAAAACGAGTCTACCGACGAGCCGACCTCATTCGTCTCAAGATGACAGACCCCGGAAGGTACGAAACACTGAGTGATGAAATCATGCAGGCGTACTCTGAAGGGCGTGTTCGATAATTTAACTCTGGAGCTTTTAACATGGCAAACCAAGCATTTTCCCCAACCAATTCGGTAACCACCACCTCCGCAGCAGCATTCATTCCAGAAATTTGGAGTGATGAAATTGTTGCTTCTTACAAGAAAAACCTCGTTTTGGCCAACCTGGTCAAGAAGATGTCTTTCAAAGGCAAGAAGGGTGATACCGTCAACATCCCTAGCCCAGCTCGTGGCAACGCTTCGCTCAAAGCCGCAACTGATGCTGTGACTTTGATCGCCAACAGCGAAACCAACATTCAAGTGTTGATCAACCAACACTACGAATACAGCCGCTTGATCGAAGACATCGTTGAAGTGCAAGCCCTGACATCGCTGCGTTCCTTCTACACAGAAGACGCCGGTTATGCTTTGGCCCGCCGCATCGACACTGACTTGGTTCGCTTGGGCCGCGCTTTCAACGGCGCTACCGTGGGCACCAACGACTACGCAACCAGTAACACCAGCACCAAGGCTTTCATTGGTTCTGATGGCACTACTGCGTACAACAGCACCAGCTCTAACGCTGCCGCACTGACTGATGCTGCTATTCGCCGCACCATCCAGCGCTTGGACGACAACGACATCCCTATGGATGGCCGTTTCTTCCTGATCCCTCCTTCGAGCCGCAACACCCTGATGGGTCTGGCCCGTTACACCGAGCAGGCATTCGTCGGCAACGGCGACGCCATCCGCAACGGTGAAATCGGTCAGCTCTACGGTATGGCCGTGTTCGCTACTTCCAACGCCGACACTGGCGCTGGTAACAGCGGCGCTGACCGTATCTGCTTGATGGGTCACCGCGATTCGATGGTGTTGGTTGAGCAGTTGGGCATCCGTTCGCAGACTCAGTACAAGCAGGAATACCTCGGTACCCTGTTCACTGCTGACACTCTGTATGGCGTGAAGGCTCTGCGCACCAACGCCACCAGCACTGCTGCTGACGCATCCGCTGCCTTCGCTTTGGCTGTTCCAGCCTAATGAATAGCCCCCGGTCACAAGCCGGGGGCATCTTTTAAGGAGATTCAAATGGCTGCTGCATCCGCAATTACTTCCCGTCGCGGGAATGACCAATTCCGAGGCATCTTTTCAGATACTTGGGCCGTTACCTGCACTTTGGATACTGCTGAAATTGCAGACCAAGCTGCGGCGACTGACACCGTGGCTGTCCCTGGCGTTGCCTTGGGTGATATGGTGATCGGTATGTCGGCTGGCGTGAGCGAGGCTGGCGTTGTTCGCCGCGCCTACGTTTCCGCTGCTGGCGTTGTGACTATTGCCACAACCAACACAACTGGCGCTGCCGTTAACTTGGCCTCCACGACTGTCAAGTTGGTCATTGGCCGTATGGTCTAAATAGCAAGGGGACTTCGGTCCCCTTTCTCCTGAAAGAAAATCATGGCTACATTTCGTTGTTTAGCAAGTGGTAATACGGTGACGTTCACTTTGCAGCACGACATAGATTCAATGCGCGGCCACGCAGGCTACGTTCGTGTGGACGAAGAGCAAGTTCAAGAGCCGGTCAAAGAATTGCCTTTGACAGCACCTGAAAAACGCATGGGTCGCCCTCGTAAGGCCGCCCAAACTGAAGCAACTATCTAAGGAGCACATCATGCCAATGGTCGGAACAAAGAAGTTTGCCTACACACCCAAGGGCAAAAAAGAAGCCAAAGAGATGTCGATGAAGACGGGCAAGCCTGTCAAGTCCATGCCCGTTCGCGGCCAACGCACCGCAACCAATAAAGCCAAGCGGGGCTACTGATGAAGACCAAAGCTGAAAAGAAGATCAGCAAGGTCATGCGCGAGTTCAAAGCGGGTGAGCTGAACTCCGGCAAGGGTGGTCCTATCGTTAAGTCACGCAAGCAGGCAGTGGCCATCGCCCTGTCGCAAGCTGGAAAGGCGAAAAAGAAATGAAACCTGGTCTCTATTCCAACATTGCAGCCAAGAAAGAGCGCATCAAAGCGGGTTCTGGCGAGAAGATGCGCAGACCCGGCACCAAGGGTGCTCCAACAGCCGCCGCCTTCAAAGCTGCGGCTAAAACGGCTAAAAAGAAATGAAAACGCCCGCTTGGCAACGCAAAGAAGGACAAGCCAAGACCGGAGGCTTGAATGCCAAGGGTCGGGCGTCTTATAATGCGTCAACCGGGGGCAATCTCAAAGCCCCTGTGAAGTCGGGCGACAACCCTCGTAGGGCCTCCTTTTTAGCACGCATGGGCAATATGCCTGGGCCTGAGATGAAAGATGGTAAGCCCACCCGGCTACTCTTGTCTCTGAAGGCTTGGGGCGCATCGTCCAAAGAGGACGCTAAGGCCAAAGCCAAAGCGATCTCCGCAAGGAACAAGAAATGAGACCAGTATCAGTCGGTAGAAATTTAACTGCTGCTACAGCTACAACGCTGTATACAGTGCCGACTGGCTATTACGCTAAGTGTGTGCTTCTTCACGCATCGAATAACGGCAGCTCAAACAAGCACATCAGTTTTAGTTGGTATGACGCAAGCGCAGCTTCAACCATACCAATCACCACTGAGTTCACGCTCACTGCTAAGGCGACGCTTGCCGAGATTGATCTCAACCAGTACTTTGTTTTAGAAGAAGGCGACTACATCACTGCGCTATCAGAATCTGGCTCAACTATTTCTGTCATCGCAACCTTTGAACAAATCGGATTGACACGCCAATGACCTACCTTCAACTTATCAATGATGTGCTGGTCCGGCTGCGCGAGACGCAGGTGTCGTCCAGCAACGAAACAACCTACTCGGCCCTGATCGGGCGGTTTGTCAACGACGCCAAGCGCCAGATCGAGGACGCTTTCAGTTGGAACGTGCTGGGCCAGACCGTGACGATTACCACGACACCCGGCACGTACATCTATTCGATGACGGGTGCTGGCCAGAAGTTCCAAGTGATGGACGCCCTCAACGTCACTGCCAACGTCGGTCTGCAAAACATCAGCTTTGTGGAGATGAACCGTTTTCAGAACTTGGTTCCCGCGATCAGCGGCATCCCAGAATACTACGCATTTGACGGCGTGGATGGCAACGGCGATACCAAGGTAGTGCTGTATGCCCGTCCAGATAACGTCTACACAATTCCCTTTGCGTTGACCGTGCCTCAAGCCCCGTTGTCATCCGACAGCACTGTGGTGCTGGTGCCTGACGTGCTGGTCGTGCAAAACGCCTACGCCCGTGCTCTGGTCGAGCGCGGCGAGGACGGCGGTCTGAACTCGTCTGAGGCGTATCAACTCTACCGTGGGATGCTGGCCGACTACATTGCGCTGGAGAGCACCCGCTACCCAGAGAACCAAGAGTTTGTTGCCATATGAGCCAAGCCCTCCAGACCGCAAGCATCTCAGCCCCAGGTTTTTTCGGGTTGAATACTCAGGACTCGCCGCTGGACTTGGCGGCTGGTTTTGCTTTGGTCGCAACGAACTGCATCATCGACCAGTACGGTCGCATCGGCGCACGCAAGGGTTGGGCACGGGTCAACTCGTCGTCTGGCGCCCTTGGGGCCAACAACGTGGGCGTCATCCATGAGCTGGTGCAGGCTGACGGCACGCTGACGATTCTGTTTGCGGGCAACAACAAGTTGTTCAAGCTGGACGGCTCCAACGCCGTGTCTGAGCTGACATACGGGGGCGGGGGTACAGCGCCGACGATCACGGCCAGTAACTGGTCGTGCGCTTCGCTCAACGGCATCACCTACTTCTTCCAGACGGGCCACGACCCGCTGATCTTCGACCCAACCATCAGCACCACGACCTACCGCCGTGTCAGCGAGAAGTCAGGTTATGTTGGGACTGTGCCTGCGGGCAACATCGTGCTGTCGGCCTTTGGTCGGCTGTGGGTTGCCGATACTGCCACTGACAACGTAACGGTGTCGTTCTCTGACTTGCTGTCTGGCCACATCTGGAGCACTGGCACAGCAGGCACGCTGAACATCGACCGTGTGTGGCCCAATGGGGCAGATGAGATCACTGGTCTGGCGGCCCACAACGGCTTCCTGATCATCTTCGGCAAGCGTCAGATTCTGGTGTACGCCAACGCTACGACGCCCGCCACGATGAGCCTGAGCGATACGGTTGGTGGCATTGGTTGCATCGCCCGCGACTCCATCCAGAGCACAGGCAAGGACATTTTGTTTCTGTCCAATTCGGGCATCCGGTCGTTTGCCAGGACGATTGTCGAGAAGTCAGCCCCTCTGGGCGACCTGTCCAAGAACATCCGCAGCGACTTTATGGCGATTGTGGCTGGCGAGACGCTGGCCAACATCAAGACCGTTTATTCTGAGGCTGAGGCGTTCTATCTGATGACGCTGCCTTCGGTCAAGGAGGTGTACTGCTTTGACACCCGCGTGCAGTTGCAGGACGGCTCGTTCCGCGTCACGATTTGGAACTCGATTGAGCCAACAGCGCTGCTCTCGCGTCGCAACGGTGATGTGCTGATCGGCAAGAACGGCTACATCGGTAAGTACAGCACCTACCAAGACCACACCACGGCCTACCGGATGCAGTACTTCACCAACCACGCTGACTTGGGTAACGCCAACGTCACGTCGCTGCTCAAGCGATTGAAGGTGGTGGTGATCGGCGGCACGAACCAGTTTGTGACGATGAAGTGGGGTTTTGACTTCAGCACCAACTACTTGTCGGCCAACGCGCTGATCCCAACGCAAGGCGTCTCTGAGTACGGCATCGCCGAGTACGACATCGCTGAATATTCCGATGGCGTGGCCTTGCAAACTTTGAGCGTGCAAGCTACTGGCAGCGGTAAAATCGTGCAAACGGGGTATGAGTCCAATATCAGTGGCGCACCGCTGTCGATTCAGCGGATTGAAATCCAATCCAAAGATGGCAAGATGTCGTAATCAACAAGGAGATTGATGTGTCGAATTATGTACAGTCCACGAATTTCGCCACGAAAGACGCGTTGCCGTCTGGCGACCCGCTGAAGATCGTCAAGGGCACCGAGATCAACACGGAGTTTGTCAACATCGCTGTGGCTGTGGCGACCAAAGCTGACTTGGCATCACCTACGTTTACCGGAACGCCTGCGCTGCCGACTGGCACGACTGCGGTGACGCAAAGCGCGGGTAACAATACCACGGCGTTGGCCACGACAGCGTTTGTGACCGCAGGTCTGCAAGCTCTCTATCCCGTTGGCTCCATCTACATCAACGCAGGTGTGACGACCAACCCGGCTACCTTGTTGGGTTTCGGTACTTGGACCGCCTTTGGTGCAGGTCGAGTGATGGTGGGCTTGAACGGCAGTGATGCCTTGTTCGATGCGCTGGAGGAGACTGGCGGCAGCAAGGATGCTACGCTGGTCAGCCACAACCATACCGCTACATCTACTGTCAGTGATCCGGGGCACGTTCACACTATTGACGCAAATAACGTAGACGCGGGCGGCGCTACTAACAAAGTTGCAGGTGCTGATGCTAGAGCAGATGGGGGTAATTACGATACTCTTTCAGCAAGCACAGGTATTACGGTCTCAACGTCTGTCGCCTCCGCAGGCTCCAGCGCCACCAACGCCAACCTCCAGCCGTACATCACCGTGGCGATGTGGAAGCGTACTGCTTAATTTTGATCGGAGTTTGATATGTCACTTCTCGCAATAGGCGGTTCTCTCTTAGGCGGTTTGCTTGGAGGCAGCTCTGCCCGTAGAGCCGCAGAGACTCAAGCAGCAGCGCAGCGCGACGCAGCGCGGATGGCGGCTGAGGAAGCCCGCTTCCGTCCGGTCGGCATCACGACGCGTTTTGGTCAGTCGCAGTTCACGACTGGGCCTGATGGCCGCGTCACGGGCGCGAGCTACGAGTTAAGCCCCGAGCTGGCGGCCATGCAAGACCGCTTCTTGGGTCTGGCAGGTGGTGGGCTGTCGCAAGCTGAAGCAGCGCAGCAGCAGTTTGCGCCTTTGGGCCAAGCGGCTCAAGGTCTGTTCGGCCTCGGTCAGCAGTACCTGGCGCAGTCGCCTCAAGAGGCCGCGCAGCAGTTCATGTCTAGGCAGCAAGAGCTGCTGGCCCCAAGCCGTGAGCGTCAGATGGCGCAGCTTCAGAACCAGTTGTTCCAAACTGGCCGTGGCGGCTTGGCCGTAGGCGCGACAGGCGAGCGCCCAAGCGGCGCTGCGGGCCTTGGTGCTGCCAGCCCAGAGATGGAGGCGTACTACAACGCTCTGGCCCAGCAAGACGCTGCGCTGGCTGCACAGGCTACAGAAGCCGGACAGCGGCAAGTGGCCTTCGGTGCTGGTCTGTTTGGCACAGGTGGCAACCTGCTCACGCAAGGCTACGGCGGTCAGGCTGCGGCCTTGGGTCCGTATCAAGCGTACCTGCAAGGTGCAACTGGTTTGGAAGCCCTTGGCCAAGACCCACTGAACCTTGGTTCGGCTTTGGGTGGGCGTATAGCCAACCCAGAAGGCGGTGCGGCTTTGCTGCGCGGTGGTTTGTCTGCTGCGGGGCAGAATCAATTTAATGCCAACGCTTTCAACCCGTTTGCGACGGCTTTGATCCAAGGCAGCATGAACCCTGCACTGCGGAATGTGACTGGCAGTGGTCTTCAGGCCGCGTTTTCTCAAACAGGTCTTGGCGGCTCTGGCTTTGGCACGGGTCTAGCTTACGGCAATCAAGACATCGGCGCGTTCATCTAAGGGGTAAGACATGGCAGAAATCGTCCAATCCTTGTTCGGCGTTACGCCGGAGTCTTACCAGCAGGCCCAACAAGAGCGAGCTGATGCGCAGGCGTTGCGGTTTGCGCAACTGACACCCTTCCAGCAGGCGAACTTCGCCATTGGCCGTGGGGCCAACATGCTGGGCGGCGCAATCGGCGGCGCTTTGGGTGGCCAAGACCCTGAGTTGCAGCGCATTACGAGACGTCAGCAGATCGCGGGGTCTTTGAACCCGAATGACCTGTCTACTTTTGAGCAAGCCTTCAACGCATTAGCACCGACCGACCCTCAAGGCGCGATGATGGTGCGGGCGGAGCTTGAGAGGGTGCAGATGGCCCGAGCCAAGCTGGCGTCAGAAAACGCTCTGACTGGTCAGCGTGAGGCTGCGCAACAATCGTCGCTCGCGACTGCTGCCAAGACTCAACTGTCGATTGATCAAGAAAACAAACTGCGCGGCGAATTGTCTAACCTTGGCCCCAACGCTACCGAAGAGCAGATTCGCGGTGTGTTGCTGAAGTACGGCGACCCCGACAAGGTGCTGACCGCGCTGACTTCTGCCGCTACCCGCGCAGAAGATCGCGCCTCCAGAGAGCGTTTGGCTAAAGATGCCGCAGACGCCCGTGTTGAAGCAGCGCGAATTCAAGCCGAAGCGCGGGTTGATGCAGCGCGTGAAGCAGGCGCGAATCGGGCGCAGATTGCACAACTGCAAACGCAAAACCGGCAAGATTTGGCGCAGTTAACGGCGTCGCTCAAAGGCCCAAGCCCCGCAGTGATTAAGGCGCAAGAAAAGGCTGCGCAAGTCGAAGAGGGCCAGCTTGCGCTGGGTGATACCATATCGACCGCAAAAACGCTTATCGCCGACTTGGCAAAAATGGGCGGTATCACGAGCACCTCAAAAGGCCCGCTTGCCAACTTGATTACATCGGCGCAAACAGGCACTGTTGGTCAAGCTGTTGGCCGCGCAGTCGGTACCAAAGAACAGGCAAAGCGCGATGAACTCAAGAGCATCCGTTTGCAACTGCTCAATGCAGTTAAGGAAGCCACCGGCATGAGCGCTCAACAGCTAAACTCCAACGTAGAATTGAAAACCTATCTGGACTCTCTGGGCAGCGAAGGCATGAGCAAAGAAGCTAACGAGGCTATTTTGGACAACTTGTCGCGCCGCTATCTTAAAGGCGCTGCTGCTGCACCACGAAAAGGCATGGCAGACCCGCTGGGAATTCGCTAATTTAAATGGAGCCTAGCATGGCAACAATCGCAGAAATTCGCCGTCAGTATCCTCAGTATTCCGACATGACGGATACGCAACTTGCCGATGCGTTCCATTCTAAGTTTTATGCAGACATCCCCAAAGACACTTTTTACGCTCGGCTTGGGGTGCCTGTTGCGTCAGAAGCAAACGCCGAAACAGCGCGTTTGGCTGCGCGTTTTCCTGCGCCAGCACCGCAGCCCGCGCCTGCGCCGGAACAGCCCAGCACGATGGAGCGCATGTTTGGGGCTGGTAGCCCGATTGCTCGCACAGTCAAAGGCGCAATAGTTGACCCTGCGCTGGCGGTCAATCAGTTGCTCGCCAGTTCGGGCCTGTTTGGGCAGGATGTAAAGCAAGGCGCAACGCAGCTTGTCCGTGACGTTGAGTCAGCAACGCAGCAAGGCCGCGCCCGTGTGGGTAGCGAAGGCTTTGACCCATTCCAACTAGTCGGCAACGTCATCAGCCCGGTTAACCGTCTGGTAGGCGGGGCGCAGGCGTTGCAAGCGCCTGGTCTCGCTGCTGCTGCCACACGTTCGGCTGGCACTGGTGCTGCGCTGGGTGCTTTAGCACCGGTAAACGCGCCGGTGGAGCAGTTTGGTGAAAAGAAACTAGAGCAGATGGCGCTGGGTGCGGTGCTTGGCCCTATTCTTGAAGGCGGCGTTAATGCGCTGTCATCTTTTGCGGGGCTGTTTAGAGGACTTAGCCCACAAGGCAGGCAAGATGTGTTGCGTGAGCAGCTCAACACGCTGGCCGGGCCTGACCGTAACCGCGTCATTGAAGAACTGCGCAACGCCAAAGAGCTTGTCACAGGCTCACGCCCTACCGCAGCAGACGCAATATCGGACATCCCTTCAGCGGTGGAGCTGGCCGCAGCGCAGCGCAAGTTGGCCTCGCAACCCGGCGTTGCGGGGAAGTTTGCCGAACGCACCGCAGAGCGCCAGGCAGCGCGAGTCCGCGCTCTTGAGGATATCGCGGGCACTGAAGCGCAACGAGCAGCCGTAGAGGCAAAGCGCGGCGCAGTGACCGGACCAATGCGCGAGACGGCGCTGGACTTGAACGAGATCGCAGGGACTACGCTGGGAAATATTGACCGGCAAGCCAACCAAACTGTCAACCGCTTGATCCAACAAGTCAAAGAAAACCTACCTCCGTTGCAGCAAACGTCTGCCGGGTTCAAACTCACTACTGAAGAACTACGCGCAACATCAAAAGACGCAGCAAACAACTTAAAAAAGGCGCAGATTGACAGTTTGGAGCAGAACGGTGTATTTCCGTTGCTTGCCACGGACATCACGCGCCAGCTTGACAAGGCGATCAAAGGCACCGTGTCTGACCAGAGCCGGGCTGTGCTGCAAGCGGTGCGCGACCGAGTGCTGTCCAAGACAGATGAAAACGGCATCATTGGCAGCCGTGACCTGTACGAAAACGTGCGCAAGATTTCAAACCAAGATATTGCAAAATTGCTTGGTTTGGGTGACCAGTACGCATCAGGCGGCATACCTCAGCAAGCGGCCAGCGCTCTCAGCAACGCCAAGAAGTTGGTTGACGCTTCGCTCAACAAGTCCTCTGACGGGCTTTGGTCTAAGTACCTCAATTCGTTTGCTGCGTACAGCAAAAAACTTGACCGCATGGAAGTTGGCGACTACTTGTCTAAAAAGCTGCAAACGCCTTTGGATAAAGAACGCGCTGGCGCGTTTGCGACTGCTGTTGAGAACGCAGCAGGCACGATCAAAAAATCAACTGGCATACCCCGGTTTGATAAGCTGTCTGATGTGTTGACACCCAAAGAAGTTGGCACGGTCAACAACGTGTTGGCTGACCTCAACCGAACAACCAAGGCTGATGAGTTGGCGCGTATGGTGCGCGGTGTCGAAACAGGTCTGCCAGACGCCGCCCGCGCATCACCTGACTTTTTGAACAGGTACGTGACGCTCGGTAAAGCAGCGTTTGGATACTTGCAGCGCGGTAACGCCAAGGCGTTTAACGAACAAATGGCCGAGATGTTGTTGGACCCCGCAGCAATGGCTAAGTTTATGACCCTTGCAATTCCAAAGAACCGCGTCAATGAAACAACAGCCGCTATGATGAAACTGATGGATGATCCAACCCGCGCAGCGTTCACGCAAGTATTTTTAATACCTGCGGCTGCCAGTGAAATTGGGGCCGCGCCGCAAGAGTAAGCGTCAGAGCCGTCCTCCAGGCATTTCGTGCTTATTCAGGAACGGCTTGACGTTGGGCTTGGCCCGGCTGTAAATACCAAAGGCTCGGTAGTCGGTGCTGACCATTGCGCCCTTGGCCCTGAATATAGGGTCTTGCAAAAAAATGCTTGGCCGTGGGTTGTGCGCCCAATGGAACGGCGAGTCGGGATGGCATTTGCATTTCATAGTGAT